ACAAAATCCAGGTTTCGGGTATCATTAAGACGGGTGCACTTCACGCAGATAATATAGGTATAGCAAATACTTCACCCACACACGCATTAAGTATAGGTAATGAAGGACAACTTCGTTTGAATGTACCCACAGGATCTATATATGCACTCGAAACGGTCGGTAATGTTAGTGCACAAAACTATATAGGGGACGGTGGTCTTCTTTCAAATGTAACTTTACAAACTGTTACGGATAAAAGTAATGTTACATCGAATACAATCCATCTCACAAACCCAACAACATCACTCAAGGCTTATAGTAATGTAATCGTCGATGGTACGTTAGATGTCGGTTCTAATTTATATGTGAATGATACCGCGGAAAATGTATTAAATGTTACGGGTAATGTAAATGTATCCAATTATTTAAAAACAAATAAACTACAAGTCACTTCATTAGAAGTTGACGCTGTTACTGCGGGGACGGTATCAAGTAATATTGTTGGTAATAATGTAAATGTAATTACAGTAACCGCCAATGTCGTTTCCGATAACGTTGTTTCGACAAACATATCTTCAGTAACATTAAATTCAAATGTCATTGCCGATAACGTTTCTGCTACAACCATAACTGGTGATGGTTCGGGGTTAACAAACTTAGACCCCGCTAATTTGAGTTCACAAGTTTTACTTGCCAAGGGTGGTACCGGTTTAAACGCGGTTTCAGTAAACGAATTGTTATTAGGACCAGCATCTGGAACTGCGTTAGCTAAACTCCCACCTTATAATACAGATGCTACTAAAAAATTCCTTAGAAGTAATGATTCTGGAGTGGGATGGGACGACGTTTCTTCAAATTTACAAGCAATAACAACGGGTGGAGCAACAACAAATAATGAAATTTCATTTACTAATGGGGTAACATCTTTAACAGCTTCGGGTAACGTAGTTGCTACAGGTAACGTTACAGCTTCTACATTTAAAAGTACAACTCTGACTTCAGGTAAAATACCGTATGCGAATAATGACCATGAGCTCATTGACGGTCCAATAGGTTATGATAGTACAACTAATAACACATTCGTGTCTTCAAACCTATACGTTACAGGTAATTTAAACGTACAAGGCGAAACATTTTTTCAAGACAGTAATATACATGTCATTTCTGACCCCCTTATAGAATTAGGTAACGCGAATGTCATTGACACCATAGATATGGGTATAATCATGACACGCCCAACCGCAAATGTAGTTTCGGGATACATGGGTGATGAGAAAAAATACGTTATCGCGTATACACACAGTGACCCACACGGTGCACATATCGTTCCTACGAACTTGTCGTCGGATCAATATATGACTTTGAGTGTTGAAGGTGGTAATGTTTTGGCAGGTAACGTTATCACAACAGGTCTCGTGGAAGCGGCAACACTTAAGGGTGATGGTTCGGCTATTACAGAACTCGATGCGGAAAAAATAACTACGGGTGTTCTCGATGTTGACCATGGGGGTACAAACATCGCGTCGTACGTGGCGGGTGATTTACTCTACGCCACGGGTGCGACGACATTAGCAAAATTAGGGGTAGATAATGGTAAATTTCTTAAAAGTACAGGTTCGGCAGTTGTATGGGCAGACGTTTCTTCGACTTTACAGGCGATTACGACTGGAGGTGCAACGACTACACACACGATCGCGTTTAATAACGCGACCACGGGTTTAACATCCGCGGGTGATATTGACATTGCAGCTACAAAACAAATCGATTACGCTGGTGATGTTTTACTTAAATCTTCGGCGGGTGTAGTAGCATCTTTGAAAGTAACGAACGCGATAAAACTTGACCCGGATTATGCATCCCCTTCGAATAACGTTTTATCGTTCGACGTATCGACAGGTGAAATATACGATTCAGGGGGACAAGGTGGTTCATCACTTGCTAACATAATCGAGGAAGGTGCAAATGTAGCAATTGGTCCATCAGCGGCATCCGCAAATCTTACAGTAAACACGTACGGGTCTAATGTACTCACGGTTTCGGGTAACGTCTTAGCTGATAATATTACAATAGGTGGTTTACATGTCGCCGCATCACCTTTTGCATTAGATGATGTCGTGAGTGTTAATGCAGGTGCAAATGTAACAGCAAATGTTCTTACATTAGGTGGTCTCGTTACATCAGGGAACGTTGATGCGAGTAACATTACAATATCAGGGAATACCACGTCACAAAACATAAAGTTGACAAACACGGATATTTCTGCAACGATCTCTTCCGGGACCATAACAATTGATGCGAGAGAAAAGTCATATGGTACAGCACCACTCGTCGTTTCAACAACTGACGTTTCGAATCTTGTATTTTCAAATCTTATAACGGGTGCGCAAATTGTCGTACCTATACTCGCGAGTGGAGGTGATGTAAAAATTTCAAAAGAGTTGACGAATGTAAATTTTTATGCGATGACAACCGATGTTTCGATTACCCAAGACAAACATGCACTCATGACACTATCGAATTTATATGGAAATATTTATATGAATGCGATTGGATTTGCCTAGGTTAAAAAAATAAAACCTTAGTATAATATAAAATATGTCTGGAGGTATTGCTCAACTCGTTGCCGTAGGTGCCCAAGATGCGCATCTCGTCGGCCAACCTGAAGTTTCCTTTTTCAGGTCCAACTATAAACGTCACACAAATTTCGCCCAAACTGTTGAAAGACAGGTTATCCAGGGCAACCCATCCGCGGGTTCTATGTCGACCGTCAGGTTTGAAAGAAAAGGGGATATGGTCGGGTACGTGTATATCGCTCCAACTAAAGCGAGTAAAGCTCACAAACTTACACCAGCCGAATGGGTCGCCGCAATTTCCAAAGTTGAACTTCTCATTGGTGGACAAGTCATTGATGAACAAACATCTACATTCTCGCAATACATGGCACCAACTATCTTAGCACAAAACTTAACTAAATCTACTTCCGGGTTTGCGGAAGTTCAAAGTAAGTTTTACCCACTCAGGTTTTCGTTTTGTGAAAATGCTCAAACCGCAATTCCATTGATTGCTCTTCAATATCACGATGTGGAATTGAGAATTACGTGGGGTACCAATCTCCATTTGGCTACATATGAAGTCTACAGTCAATTCATTCACCTTGACACGGACGAGCGTTCCGCTTTGTCTTCCACCCCACAAAACATGCTTATTACGCAAACACAAAAAGCCATTGCATCCGCTTCCAAGACTCAAGAACTCAACTTTAACCACCCAATTAAGTGTTTGGTAGCTGCAGATGGAAGTGCTCTCGCTATTGCGGCGGACGCAAATAAAATGAAACTCCAAATCAATGGTACAGATGTTGCCGATTTCAAATACGTTGATCCAAACTACACTGCGGTCACTTCGTATTACCACACCGCATCCTCGAAAGATGCTGGTGCATCCGGTGAAAACGACAAGTTCTTCTTGTACCCATTCTGTCTCGACACGTCCAAGGTTCAACCAACGGGTTCGCTCAACTTTAGTAGACTCGATTCCGCGAGACTTGTTAACGATACCGCCAACTCGAGTGATGATATCTACGCCGTCAACTACAACATCCTCCGTATCGAAAATGGTATGGGTGGTTTGATGTATTCCAATTAAGTAATTTAATTTAGCCGCTTATTATAAATGTTTTGGCAATTAATTTTTCTCGTAGCATTTGTCTTTGTTATAACGTATGACCCAAAATCAGGTACTTTAGATCATTTAGTTGGTAAAAAACCAGAAAAGCCTCCTCAGAATGCGGAGTGTAAAGAAGGACATTACCAGGAAATACAATTTGGAAAAATGGGGTACCCGTGTCCAACCGAAAAGAAAACGCACATGGGTGCGATTATAGGAACTTAAAAAATTAGCTCGTAATTTTATATATAAAATGTTTACATTCGATCGCGATACCGCGACTATAGTTGCCGTGCTCATGTGTATTGTTGCCACAATGTACATGTACAGAGAACTTAACAAAACGAAATCAGAAATGGATAATGTGAAAGGATTTTACGGAAACCTCATGACACATTTATCCAGACCACCACAAGTGAAATCTATACCAGATGTAGAAACAGAAAAAGATGAGGTTTTAGACACCCAAGTTGATGTGAGTGAAGAAGAATCTTCAGAATAATCATCTTATTCAATTATAACTTGCAAATAAGCAATGAAAAAATATAAAGCAATTGCAGTCCCCGTCACTTTTATAGGTGATAAACCACGATTTCTAACTGTCCGGGATCGAAGATTCAAAGATTGGATTTTCGTCACTGGGGGGTGTAGACGAAGAGAGATTCCAAATCCCATTAGATGTGCTTTGAGAGAACTCGAAGAAGAAACCAGGGGGGTTGTTTCTTTGAAAAAAGGTGAATATACAGAGTTTAAGTTTGTAGTAACGGAAAGTCCAGGAGTGGAACTTGAATATAACGTTTACGTGTTTTTCGTAAACTATACCATACAGGAACAGGCTGAACTTATACGTAAGTTTAACGATGAAAAACAGAAAATGAATCTTCGTAAGATTCAGAAACAGCCCATCAAGAGAACACATGATGAAAATGATTTCATGAATTTTGAAACACTTTCGGAGTTCAGTACTAAAAAACAAT